GAGTTCACCTTCTTGATGATCTCGGCGAGGAGCGGGGCCGCTTGGGGGACCTGCTGCGCGACCGGCACGGCTTCCTTGAGTAGGCCGCCCATCGCGGTTGCATATTCGGTCATGCGCTGTTTGGCGGCGTTCTCGTCCGGTGTGATGGTCGAGTCCGTCTCGATGTCGAGCGTAAACGCGCGGGTCCGGTTGTCGCGCAGGAACTTGACCACGTCCTCGATGGTGATCTGGCCCTGCAACTGCTGGATATGCTGGTCGAGTTGCTGCTGTGCCTGCTGGATGGCGGCCTGCGCCTTTTCTGGATTCGCTTCGGCCTGCTGCATCAGTTGCGGGTTGGCCTTGGCTTCCTCGATCGACTTGCGGAACTGCGCCTTGGCGTCGCTGACCTGGCGCTTGATGTCGGCGTCGCTCGGAATGTCCATCTGGGACATCTTGAGCAGGTTATCGCCCGAGAAGTTCTCGGCCATGATCTCGGCGACGATGCGCGTCGTGTCGAGGGCAATACGGACGAGCTCGGTCTGCTTGTCCTTGAGCCGGATCGAGCCGTACTGCGATTTGAGTTCCTGAGCGCCGAGCGTCTCGCTGGCCTCGGTGGCACCGCGCATGATGTCGCTGATGCCCATGATCTGGTAGACGTCCTCGATCACCTCTTTGCGCAACTGCACCAGTTCGGTGATCGTCTTGGCGACGATGTCGATCGGGATCCAGACGATCATCTTGTTGGCGTCGCCGCCATTGGTCCCGAGGATGGCCCAATTGGCCACCGGCACCATGATCGCCCGGTCGTCTTGGTTCTTGATCGCGCTCTCGATGGCGTCGGCGAGTTCGCCACCACCGGCTGGATAGAAGCCCTTGAGCCTTAGGCCCTCGCTCAGCGCCGAGATGCGCGCCGTGTATTCGTTGATCTCCTCGAGTTGGTCCTTGTAGTAGAGCCCGTCGGGGACCGGGATCAGCGAGCGGCGCTGCAGCGTGCCATAGGCCGGCTGCGGGCACGGGAAGAAATCCTTGAGCTTGAGGTGCGGCTCGCCCTCATCGAGGAGTACATCGACGCCCTCAGCCACCCAATAGACACGGTTCTTGGACTTGCACCAGATTTCCCACACGCCGCACTTGAGCAGCGACTCGGGCTGGTTGGTGATCGGGTCCTTGCGGCGCTCGTAGGCGGCTGTCTGGTAGGCGGTGCCAGAGGTCTTGAAGAACCGCTTGCGCATCTCGCCGCGGCCCATCCATGAGCGCTTAGCCACCCAATCGACATCGGCCCACTTGCGGGTCATGTCGTGGAGGAAATCCTCGCGATCGACATGTTCGACGCATGCCTCTTGCCCGAGGTCGCCGTCATCGTCCTCGGCCTCGTAGGTCGTCCAGATCACGCCGCGGGCGCCGATCACGAGGTCGTCGCGGACCTCGATCATCGCGTCGTTAAGGTTCTGCGTGTCGTAGCCGACGATGACCGAGCGCTCGAGCAGTTCGGAGGCGATGCGCGGCAGGACTTTCTGGTCCTTGAACCGCGGCGTCACGACAGGAACGGGGGTGCGCGAATAGACCGATGGGTTGATGACCTGAACGTTTGCCCAGAACATCTGATATTCGCGGGAGCGCTCTACCCCGGCCAGTCTTTCGAGCGATGCATAGAGCTTGTCCAGCCCCTCCATCGTGTCGAAATAGCGCTGCATCTTCGCCTTGGAGCGGCGCAGTTCGGCGAGCCAGCCTTTGGAGGCTTTGAGGTCTTTGGGGTCAACCGGTGGCGTGCCACCTTCGGCCAGGTCGGCGTTGTCGTCTTCCTCAGCCATTGGTGATCTCGACCCCTCCGGCCATGGCGCTGTCGATCTGATCTGCGAGGGCAGTGGCGGTCGGTCCGATCTCATCCTCGCTATCGACTTCGGGCACGACGGCCGCGACTTCCTTGCCGTTGCCCATGCCGACAAAGATCACGTTGCCGGCGCCGTCGATCTCGCCCTTGGCTGCGATGCCCTGATTGCCGAGGATCGCCTTGAGCGCCCCAAAGATGCGGTCTCGGTACACTAGATCACGACGTAGTTGGAGCCGTTGCACATGACGGCGGCCTTGACGGCACCGCCTGCGGCAACGGTGGCGAGCAGGGTCGGCAGAAGTGCGTCGGTCACGAGGTAAATCTGGCCCTGCGTGGTGGCGGTGCAGGCCGGCAGGTTGCCGATGGTGCTCGTTGGGGCCTGCGGCGGGCTTCCTGTGGAAACGGCCATTGTCTGGGCGAACGTGAAGCCGATGCCGACGGCCAGCACTGCGAGCACGGGAATGACGAGATGGATGAGCGCGCCGATCACTTGTAATCCCCACTGATGAAGGCGGTTGCCGATGCGGTCTTGGTGTAGCAGCCGGTGGTTGAGAAAACGACGGTGATGCCGGTGCCGAACTGCACGGGGGTTGTCCACTGCAGCGCAAGCGTGGTGTTGGCCGCGAGCACATAACATTTGGCCGGGGTCACCGCGCCGTCGGCAGGGGCGGACGTGGCGTTAAAGATCAGGACGAACCCCGCGGACGCACCGGACGAGACGTTGACTGCGAACAGGTTGCCGGCCGAGCCCTTGAGCACGAGGCTTGAGGCGACGGCAGATGAGGCGGAAGTGCTGAGGCCGGAGGTCGCGGACGCGCTCGGCGTCGGGGTGACGAGATTGGAGCCGGTGACGCTCGCATCGCCGCGCGCCCGGTCCCAAGTCGTGCCGTTGTACAGCATCCCGAACGCTTCGGTCTGCTGCACGTCGTTTTCGTTCGAGTAGGCGTCCTGCGGGCGAACCGAGTTCGCCGGGTCCATGCCGATCTTGAGGAGCGTCTGCAGGCGGAACGCGGTCTGCGGCGTCGCGCCGTTGGTGTAGACGACCCGGAAATACTTGGCCGAAACCTGCACTGCGTAGGTCTTGCCACCGCCGGCTGCTTGGGCGGCGACCGTGTATGTGTCGGTCACGTCCCAATTGGTGCCGTCCGAGCTCTGTTGCATCGACAGGCCGTTGGTCGCCGATGCCTGATCGGTGAACACCGACACGTTGATGGTGGCATAGCCTGAGACGTCGACCGAGGTGCCGGTGAAGACGCCACCATTGCCGAGAACGCTGGTCGTGGAGTTCGCGCTGTTGGTGGTCTGCGCGCCGCCGACGCCCTGCGTGATGATCGGGTTGGTCTGCGTGCCGACTGCCTTACCGGACGCCGAGGAGTCGTCGACGAGGGTGACGGGCGTTGCGGCGTAGGCGGGTAGCGTGATCGCCCAGGCAAGGGCGAGCGTGAGAAGCAGTCGGAGGGCTTTTGCCATTGGGGGACCTCGTGTGTGGTCGCCTCGGGCTGAACCTATCGCGCTGCGCGGGACAATAACTCAAGCGTTGGTTTGAGAAAAGGCCCGCTGGATTGGCGACCGAGCGGGCCTCAGTTTACAGGGAGGCGTCAATCAATGCGAACGCGGGCGGGGAGCGGAACGAGTGACCTCTCTGGAGACCCCTCTCATCTGATCCTGCCGACATTGGCAACGCCACTCTACAGCTTGATCCTTGATCCTGTCGAGTGGGTCGGTGGTGGTGGCAGGGCGGTGTAGCCTGGCGGAACCTTGGGCACTTCTGGCGAGCTCGCTGGCGGCTTTGGATAGACCTGAGCGTTGATCGACCACTCGCCGAAGCCGTCGGCACTGTGAGAGTTCACGTCGTGCTTGGCAACCGTCGTGTAGGTGTTCAGCGCATCGTTGAACTGCCGAGAGTAGCGACGCAGGCGGTTGAGGCCGGCGCGCACTCGCTTTTGGGCCGGCGTCGCGATCTGGCCCTGGACGCCGACGTTGAAGTGCATCAGCGGCAGCACCTCGCGCACGGCGTTGATGCGCTCCTCGGGGCCTTGGTTCGCGCCGCGCTGGATCTCGCGCAGGCCGAGGTTCATCAGCGACTGGATGCGGGTGCGGGCACCAGCGCCCCATTCCCGAACCTTGACGTCGTGCGGCAGGAAGTGCGCACCGTAGCGGAATGGCTGTGGCCGGCCGATCTCGATCAACTGGCGCATGCGGTCGACCGGATCATCGAGATATTCGGGGAGTGCCTCGTGCACGATCTGCTCGGCGCCTAGGCCGTTGCACTCGAAATAGTCGATCGCCCACGCATCGATCCCGTCATCTTGGATGAACCAGATCGCCGAGTAGTCATCGACGCCAATATCCCAGCCGGTGCGGACGAGCAGGCCGGGCCGGTACGGGAACACGCCGCAGCGCCCCTCTTTCTCGGCCTGAGCGATCAGCTTGGCGTAATAGGCACCCTCGGTGATGATCTCGTATCCGCCACCCCAGACGTGCTCGGCCATTTCCGGGTCGCGGGCATAGTCGAGATCTTTCTCCTCGCGCAGCACGTCCGGAAACCACGGGTTATCCTGCCAGTTGATCTGCACCAGCACCATATTGCCGGGCGGATGATCGCCTCGGAAAAACTCATCGATGGCGTCGGTTTCGTAGCGAGGGTTCCAGCTTGCCCATATCTCAGAGCCATTCTTTCGGATCGTTGGACGTAACAGCCTGAGCGACCTGTCGCTTAGCGTTTGGGCTTCCTCGATCCACGCGCCGTCCATTTCCTCCAAGCTCTTAATGTTCTCGGCGTTGTAGTTCTGCATTCCTCGAAAGATGATCAGTGACCCGTTGAGGCCTCTGATCTCGTTCTCTTTTGGATCGAAGAAATACCCGAGCCCGAGCTTTTGGATCTTATCGAGTAGGAGTTGGCGCACCGAGTCGCGCATCGTGAGCTGGACCTCGCGGATGCAGACCCAACGCGTTTTCTTCCTAAAGCACCGGATGATCAGTTGCTCGGCAAAGAAGTGGCTTTTCGCTCCGCCGCGGCCACCGTGGGCCCCCTTATAGCGAGCTGCCTCAAGCAGCGGCGCTAACTTCTCTGGCACATCGATAACGAGCGAAGTCACGTCCTGCGCGACCTCGGTCTCAGGGGCTCGGTCAACGAGCGCTCGACCGTCCAGCCCATATCCAGGCGATTTCGGATCGAGCCCGCGTTGATGCCCACTTCCCGCGCCCAATCCGATGCCGACATAGTTCGCCCGTCATGGGTGATGAACCGATTACCCTTGCGATTGTTTTGCTGCTCGATTGGCAGGGCCCACTTGCAGTTCGTCTTGGTGTAGTTGCCGTCTCGATCCCTCCGCTCAAGCGAGTGCTTTGCCGAGGGCCGCTTGCCCATTTGAGCAAGAAACGTCTGAAATCCATTAGCTCCAAGCCATGCCGGATCAATAGTGATGCCGCGGCCACCGTATCGGGCAAAGCCCTTGTTTTTTGGATTGAGGCATCGCTGCTTCATGCTCTGCCAGATGTTATATTCATAAGCCTGCGCTTTGACGTCGTTGCGCGTCTGGCCGTGCGTCCAGCGTTTGGCTTTCTTGCTGGCCTCGATCCCTAAGCATCCGCATGATCTGGTATGGCCAGCCACCAAGCGCGAGGCCGGGACCCGTGCCTCGCCTCCGCAATCGCACCAGCAGAGCCAGATGCGGCCATGAATGCCCCTACCGACGTCCTTGATCGCTGTCAGACGCCCGTATTTGAGACCTGCTATTTTGAGGGGAGTTGGCATAGCCTGTTTTAGGCCATTAGCCCGCGCTTCGTCAATTCCGTAGCGCGATTAAGCCTTGACGATCCGCTGAATAATTTCAGTCACGATCGGCGCGCCGTCCGGGTCGCCAGCAACTTGGACCGGGATGAGTTTTGGGTAAATCGTGGTCCAGAATGCCCGCTCGTTTAGCGGGTCTTCCTTCGCCCAGGCCGCAAGGCGGCGAGCTCCGCCTAAGCCGATAGCAGCATCGGCGATCGCCTCTTTCGCGGTAGCGTGTACCTTGTTGATCGAGCCCTTCGGGCGCCCCGGCGAGCGAGGCATGGCCCTTTTTTTATTGGCTGCGGCGGTTTGAGCGCTCATGGCCGGTTTATATCCCGATGGCCTGGCGGAGGTAAAGGCTTGCCCATAGGGCGATGAGGAGGGCGAGCGCGATTGCTGCGGCTTTCATGGCTTGCGCCCTGCGAGGGCGGCGCGGCCTGCATTAGTGATCGTGTACCCGAGCCCGATGCCATTGTGTCGGATCAGGCCCATCGCCAGATACAGTGCCAGATCACGGTCGGAGTTATGCGGTTCGACGCCGCGCCACAAGCCGGGCTGGTAAGACAACGCGCGCAGTTCTGAGAGGTGGCGTCCGTTCAGCTTAGTCTGCATCCGTCCCCTCCTGTAGGGCGGCCCCTTGGAGGGGCGCCTCGCCGTTCCTGCCATTCCGCTCCAGCGACGAACGCCTCGCGCAACGCCCAGCCGTACCAATACGGTCCGACGCCAGTTCCGTCAGCGCGCGGAAGCATGGTTTCTACGTGCGCGTAGCCAGCTTCGGTCTTAGCCCATTCCTTGCCGTCTGGACCCAGCACCGCATTCCGATCAGCGGCAGGCGCAACGGGCGGGTGGGCGTAGAGCGCAACGCCGATGGCACTCAGGGCTGCTTCAGCCTTGTCGGCCCGGCTACGCTGTTCTGCGATGCGCTTTGCTGCGACCCGTACCCATGACCTGAACACGGCGTCTGGAATTGGGAAGTCCGGATTGGTGTCTTTGGCTAATGTGTCCCAAAGAGCCTCTCCGGTGGCGTCACGGACCTTGCGGTCGGCCATGATGGCGGCGCAGATCACCTCAATTGGGTCAGTGGCGACGCCAAGCATGTGCGCCTTGATATTGCCGTTGCGCAGAGCGTCATCAGCCAGCTTCCGCACATCGTCCGGTATCGCATCGCGGGCTACTGTGGTGCTCGGTGTGTCGGTCATTTGAAAAACAGGCTCCAAATTAGCCATGTGGCGAGGATGGCAGCGATTGCGGCGAGATACAGCCCAGCGAGGATCAGGCTTTCGGTTGCGGTGAAAACCCGATCTGCGGACCGGTAGGCTTTGAAGTGAACGCCCACGATGGTCAGGGCGATCAGGATGGTGATGATGGTCGGGATCACAGCCCATCCCTCCCTCGATATTCGATCCGTTCGCGTAGCCAACCCTCGAACTCGCGCCGCTTCTGCATGATGGCGTCGACCTCATGCGGCTCGCAGTTGAACTGCTTGGCGAGGCCGATGCGGTAGTCGATGGGCTCGGCCGGCTGGCGTGGAGTCGGTGCGATGCGGGGAAGGCGGGAGAGCTCGTAGTCTGTGGCGAATGGGTCTTGGGCGATTGAGAGGTCGGTCATTTCGCGCTTCGCTTCTTGGTTTCTTCCTCGCGCCGATCGAGACCCTCCTCGATCAGCATGGCCGCCATTTGCGACTCGGGGCGGCGCTCTTTGGTGCGCAGCCGGTCCAGTCGGTCGGCAGTCTCTTCATCCAGGTAGACCGAAATCTTGTGGGCCATCAGGGCGTCTCCGTTAACGCCCTATTCATTGCACGTTGCGAAACGTCATGCAAGCGCGTTTTACGTCTTGACGCTGTTTAAGTTTGCGCCCATCTTCCACATACCGGACGCAATCGAGCGCCGGGGAAATGGGAGCCGGAACATGACCAAGACACACGATCTGACGAACGGATGGACGCTTACCGAGTTCGATAACGGTGCCGTTGCCATTAGCTGCCACGATCCGAAGGTTGGCGGCGTGGCTCTCGATCCCGAGCAGGCCGCGAAACTGCGCGAGATCATCCGGTCCACGGATGACGAGGGCCGTCCCACCAAGATCACCCTCTCGATGCTGGCGGGAATGGATGGCTAGGCGCAGGATTTTGCAGCTGATCGTCTGCGTCTCGTGCCCGCCTGACATGCGGGTGCGGGATGCGATGGCAGAGGTCCGCACGGCGCTGCGCTGGTATGATCCAGCCCAGCTTAGCCATCACACGGTGAGCCCGATTCCGCTGGATCGGATGGTGCGAAAGCGGCGCTCGCCGCGCAAGATCGAGAAGGCCGCTATGGCCGATTTGTTTGAGGAACGAGCATGAGCAAGCAGCAGGTTTCTACCAAATACGTCGTTTTTGCTGGCTACGCCGGCTCATTTCCTCGTGAGTTCGATAGCGAGGTCAAAGCTCGGGCTCACTATGAAAGCGAGGCCTGCGTCCCTTCTTATCTCAATCGAGAGGTGATGCAGCCGGTTTCTCTATCCCGCATCACGACCATCATCGAAGTCTTGGAGACGAACCGAAAATGACCCCTCGCGAAACCCGCATCGACATAGCTGGCGCAGTCATCCTCGGCCTGCTCGCGGTGGCGCTCGTGATCCTGCGCCTGGCGATCTAATCGTCTCGGTCCTGACTTTCGTCTAGGGCGCCATAGCGTGGCCTGGATAGCCGTTCGAGCGATCCGGCGAACCCACCATCAAGCCCAAACATGCGGTCGTGCGCTTCCAAGCGTGCGGCCGTTTCCTTTGCCCTGCGTTCGGTATCGGCTGGGGAGTCCTCTCTGCCGGCGATGACGCGGTTGTCGCCTTGGTCGAGGGAGATGCCGAGGGGATCGAGCAGCTTGGAGCGCACGACCTTGCGGCGATAGTCGGGATCTTCTTCGGCGCCGAAGTTCCATTCGTCAAAAAAGGGCATCAGATGGCCTCTTGCAAAAGCGGAGAATCGTCCGTCAGTCTGTGGCGAGCCGCTGCGACATAGGCTGGATCACCCTCAATCAGGAGCGCGTTTCGGCCATGACGCTTCGCCACTACAGCCACAGTGCCGCTTCCCCCAAAGCAGTCGAGTAACATGCCATCAGGAGGACACGAATAAAGCACCAAGGGCTCGACGATACCGATCGGTTTTTGAGTCGGATGAATAGCGCGCCCGTGCTCGTTCCGGCAGTAGATCACGCTTCGCATGAGCCGAGGTCCGCCATCCTCGCTGACATACGCAGATGCCTCGATGTGCCCCATGTGCGTTGGGCGGGTCTTGCGGCGCGTCACTCTCGCCGTAGCATCATTGCTATATTGGGGGTCTTTGTAGACCTCGTCCCACACGCTATCGTCTCGTCGAAATTGCCAAGCGCTTTCGTGGACTCTCTTAAACCGGTCCGCATGGAACCCGGTGCCATTTTGCTTCTCCCACTGGATGTCTTGAACGAATTTCCAACCAGCAAACTCCGTTGCATGCTCGTGAAACATGCGGGAGGAACCAAACACCCACATCGATCCGGTGCGCTTCAATACCGGCCGAACGATCGATGGCCAATTATCGACCCAGCGGTCCCATTCAAGCGATGTTTCGCCATATGGCGGGTCGGTAACGATGCAATCGACCGTGTCCGGTGCAATCGATGCGATGACTTCGCGCATGTCACCGGCACGTAGCTCGATCGTCACAGCAATTCTCCCTGTCGTGCGTCCTTGCGGTCAAGCATGCGCAGGACGGTTTCGCCTTGGTGCTCGCGGTCCCAGACGAACCAGCCGTTTAGATTGGGTGGCGAGCCCTGGCCGGTGAAGTCGATTTTCCACCGCATGAGATAGACGCGGGCGGGCGGCAGTCGATGCCAGAGGTCAGCGAGTCCGGTAGCGCCAGGCCATGACCAATTGAGCAGCAGCGCCATGTAGTCGACGCCGACGCTCTCGAGCGCATGGTAAATCCAGCGGCCTTGTCCATCTCGCCAATTGCACTCTTGAAATGGCGGGTTGGTGACGATGGCGGTTGCCGGTCGATTCTGAGCGTTGAACTCATAGAAGCTGCGCACGAGCGCCCCAGCACCGCGGTCGACAAGGTCTGAGCAGAATGGCAGCAAGCCGACGGCGCGCATCTCACGAGCCATCGCCCCATCGCCAGCCGCTGGCTCCCAGATGGCCGAAAACTGCTTAAGCCGGTCCATTTCTGCGGCCAAAAAGGCTCGCGTCGGTTCAGGCGGAGTCGGATAGAAGTCGTTTCGCTCACGCTCCAAGAACTCGATGACCTCGTGATCTCCGCCGAGGTCGGATGCAGCGATGGTCGCGAGCGGCTTTGCCTTCTTGCCGGTCGCCCGGAACAGCCCTCGAGCGGATGCGGTCATCCGATCAGCTTCCTCTCTGCGCTGGTTTGTCGGTCATTTTCTGCAACCGAGGGATTTTGATTTTGACGCCGCCGGCAAGTTGACCGGTTCGGATCAGCGTGCGCTTTTGCTCAAGCGGGAGCCTGGCAAGGTTGACGCCGTCGATGATGCCGCCTGCGTCGATAACCTTGTCCTGCTCCTGCCGGGTCAGGCCGCGCATGTCGATGCTGCCGTGGCCGAAATCCATATTGATGATGCCGGTGTAGAGCGGGACGACCACTGGGTGCATGGCGGCGTTGAAGTGCTCGCACTGCTCGGTCATGTCGGCGGGCGTCGGCGGGTAGTGGCAGACTTGGGCCAGTCGGCGGCACGCATCGATCACTACGTCTAGCGGATAGGGCTCGGCGGCGCGCGCCAGCGAGTTAGTGAGGCCGGTTAGGTCGCGGCCCATCAAGCTCGAATAGCCCTCCAGTACGTCCAAAATCTTGGCGCGCTTGGCCTGCGATTCCTTGCTCATCGGCGATTTCCTGTCTCAGTTTTTCGCGCTGGGCGGCAACCCCGTTCTGGCCGAACTGCTGCACGCTTCGCAATGGCTGTTCGACCGGATAGCAATCAGTCCATCCCTTGAGGATGGCCTGCTCGACGGCCGCAACGGGGTCAGGGAAGCCCCGGAGCTTGTTGGCCATGAGTTTGCCCGCGAATGCCGTCATGGGCTTCTTGAGGGCTTTGCGGTGGTCGGTGAAGGCTCGGGCCAGGTCATCGCCGACCACTTGGGCGAGCTCGTCGGCTGCTGTGAAGATGGATGATTGCTTGGTCATGGCTGTGCGCCCACTTCGTCGCGCAACGTGCACACAAAATCGCACCACTCGCTGCCTGCGTACATGCACAGACCTTCGTTGGTGATTCCGCAATCGATGTCTTCTGCTTCGTCTAAGCCGTCATCCTCATCGAACTCCCATTCTTCGTCGTTCGGTGTGATGGGTCCATCGCTCATCGCGTCCTCCTAAATTGCCATTTTTGCCTGAAAGCCGACCGCTGCCTCAGGAGGCGGCATGTCACTGGGAAGTAGTTGCAGCGCCAAGAGGCCGCCCTTGGTCTCGCCAGTCTCTTGAAAACCGGCCTGTCGATAGGTCCAGCCCCAGACGCGCTTACCGCGAACTATGGTTGGGCGAACCTTAGAGCGATCCACAAAGGTCACCATGCCGAGGTCGGGTGAAGCGCCGAAGAATGACTGCGTGGCCGCCACTGCGTCACGGATGAGAGTTGATGCCATACCGGCGCCCTCGTTGCGGAAGGCGGAACAGACCCACGCGCCAGCCCAAGCGTGTTTCACGTACTCAGCGAACGGCCACGAGGTGACCCAGAAGGCGCGACCGGTAGCCGTCTCAGCGTAGAGCACGAGGCACCGACCGGGTGGCACAAATTGAGGCGAGCCGACTTTCTGCCGATTGTAGTGGCGGTCTGCTAATTCGCGCGCCTTCGGATCGAACCTGTTGCTCAGTGTCCAAATCATTTTCCCTGAGCCGCCTTGCTGTGGCGATTCGCCGTTCCGGATCGCCGTAATCCATGACACCCCACATCGCATCTCCTATGCGCATCGAGCGCGGTTGGGTTTAGGTGAATAGGTGCTTCGTCGCCGGACCGAACGCCGATTGGTCCTCCGGCAAGACCGATCCGAAATAGGCCAGCACGTCGGGAAAGTCGTAGAGGTCGGCGGCATGGTTGTGGCTGATGACGGACATGACGACCTTGTGCAGAAGCTCGTGGGCGCTTTCCTCTGGCCTGATGACGCTGCCCTCGACCACAAGCGGTTCGATTTCCTCACCGTCGAGCAGCTTTTGTATCCAGCCATGCGGGGGCGGCCACGGCACTCCCCATTCGGCAAGTTGGGCTCGCGTGTAGCCGCCGCGCTTGGACTTTCCGGCCTCGATTTCTCGCATTGTCAGCTTCACGATTCCCATATCTCCATCTTTTGAAGGGATGGGTGTGCTGGGCACTATACCCATTCCCCGCCTTCAAAGGCTCATTAGTCCAGAGGGGTTATCTTACGAGCAGACCCGAGTTTATCGACCCACGCCAATTGAGGACGTGCGCTCTTAGCTTCCCGTGTCCAGCACTACCCGTCATTTACGGCGGTT